CACAAACTTTCGCGCCCGTCCGATCCTGCCCCCGTCCGCGCCGTTTGGAAATCCAAACGCCAGAAAATCGGAGCATAGAAAAACCCCCACCCTCGAAAGAGTGGGGGTCTAACTTCTAACGCTTAGGCAGATTTTTTGCCCTTCGCTGGGTGACGCTCGACAGTCTCGTTTAGCGCTTGAGTGTGGAGCGAAGTAGTCACGAGATGGTTCACGAGTTTAATCAACTCGGACGCAGAATCGAAATCCGTCACAGTGACGTCCACGAGATCGCGCAGACCTTCGAGCGCTTGAGCGATTAGGCCGTCCGCGTTGAGAGATACCTCGACCTTGCCAGCCTTGCGACTTGCTGGCGCGTTGCGCTTAGGCTTCGCGTCTCTGGCGTCCTCTGCCTTCTTGATGAACTCATCCCATGACTTGACCAGACCAGCCAGAGCGAGAGCGCCGTCCGCCTTGAGCGCACGTTGAGCCAATTCTGCGCCCTTGCAGATTTCAACAACGGAGACCTTATCGGCGCCAGCGATATCAAAAGCGCGGACGATCACTGGCACGAACTTTGCGCTGTTCTTGGTGATTCCGCGAACTTCGCCAGCCTTCTTTGCTTCCTCGATTGTTGCCTCAAAGTCACGAACCGAGACCTTTACCGCCGAGCGATACCAAGCGCGGACGCCTTGATCGCCAGACGCAACGAGTGACGCATATGATTTTACGAGTGACGCGATTGCCTTGCCCTTTGGTGCTTCTACCTTTGCAGACATGATTTGGAACCTTTCAGTAAATCGAACCGCCTTGTGCGATTTGATAAGAGAATCGTCTCATGGATCCCGAAATAAGTCAAACAGGCGCAAGCCCCAAAAGTGTTTGGAAATCCAAACAGAAGCACGCTCAAAACACGCTCAGCCAGCCAGCCCAGACCCTCGACCAGATAGTCACCCGACACAAACTCCGAGCCAAAAAAAATCGCGCTCGCTCCTTCGTCGCTCGCGGTCTGCCGATGGTACAGATAGTTAATCCAAGTTCCCGTTTATAAATACCCAGTTCCCATGCGTTGCCCAGCCGTCAGGCACAGGCAAAGACATTGGAATAAATACTCATCAAAGGCTTGGAAAAACTTCGAGTCGCTTGGGGCGACCCCAGTGCTTATTACTCCCGCTGGTCGTATAATACACTATCGCATTACAATATTTTTCCAGTATTTACGGGGGAAATGTCCGTTTTAGTATAATAAGTTAGTGAAGTACATCACATTTGCTATATTACAGCGTTCGCTTTTCCGTTTTGAACGGGTTTATATATATAGACGAACGACTCCTACAGAGTGAGTCTATCTTAGATGTGAGTGGGTGGCTGAGACAGCCGAAACGATAGTGTAGGCTGGCTTGATGCCAGCCACGAACCCAGGGGTTAGCGAGGCTCGCACAGGCGAGCCGAGCGATAAAGGGGATTTTATACAAAGGGTTTAATGGAGGGGTTATAATGGCTGCTAAGGGCGGTAAAGAGCACCACAATGTAGTCGCTCTCAGAGAGGCAAAGGCAAAGGTTTTAGACTTTGTACGCCAAGGCTTAGATATTCCAGATGCATTAGCAAGGGCTGAACGTAAGCCAGATGTTATGAAGGACTGGCGCAAAGACGCCGCCTTTATGAGGGAACTTGAGAAGGCCCGAGCAGAGGGCGAAAAGACTTTAAGTATAGTTTCAGGGGATGCCAAGTTCAAAATTGGCTTTGAGGAGTTCAGCCGTGAGTTTCTTGACTCGCCGATCTTCCAGCATCACAGATCATGGATTGACGTGCTTGAGGGAAGAGAACCTTCCTACATTCACCCGTCGATGGTCTATGACCCTGCCTCTAAGAAGCGTCTGCTTATCAACGTCCCCCCAGAGCATGCCAAGTCTACGGTCATCACGGTCAACTACTGTGTGTACCGAATCGCCATGGACCCCAACATTAAGATCACCATCGTTTCCAAGACTCAGGAACGCGCTAAGGAGTATCTTTACTCCATCAAGCAACGGCTAAGCCACGAACGCTGGTCTAAGTTACAGGCAGTCTATGGGTCTGCAGGGGGTTGGAAAGAGGATGCGGATACTTGGAAGGCTGATCGCATTTACCTTTCTCGTGATTCTACCGAAAAGGACCCGACGGTGCAGGCGCTCGGAATTGGTGGCCAGATTACTGGCGCCCGTTCCAACCTCATCATCCTGGACGACGTTGTTACGACTTCAAACGCGCATGAGTGGGAGAAGCAACTCCTCTGGCTCCAGCGAGATGTAGTCACCCGTCTGGGTGATAACGGTAAGTTGCTCATCGTAGGCACACGTATTGCTGCCAATGACCTCTACCGAGAGATTAGAAACCCTGAGCACTGGACAGGTGGCAAGTCACCGTTCACGTATCTTTCAATGCCAGCAGTACTTGAGTTCGCAGATAACCCAAAAGACTGGGTTACTCTCTGGCCTAAGGCACATATCCCATGGGAAGGCTCAGATGAAGATATTTTACCAGATGAAGATGGCCTCTATCCTAAATGGGACGGGGGCGCATTATTCCGTAGACGTAGTGAAGTCTCGCCAAGTGCGTGGGCGTTGGTATACCAGCAACAGGACGTACAGGAAGACTCAATATTTGCCCCTGTCTGTGTACAAGGTTCGATCAACAGGATGCGAAAGCGTGGCCCTCTAAAGGCTGGTAGCGCTGGACATCCTTCTGAGAAGGGCTCTTGGTACACCATCATGGGTCTAGACCCTGCCATGACTGGTAATACAGCAGCAGTGGTTATCACAGTAGATCGCTATAGTCGCAAAAGGTACGTCCTTGATGTCGAAAATATGTTCGATCCTACACCACAGAAGATTCAGAAGTTAATTCAAGACTGGGTTGAGAAGTATCATCCCCAAGAATTAAGAATTGAAACCAACGCTCATCAGAAAGCATACGCTTTAGATGATGATCTGCGTCAGTACCTAGCCTCAGCAGGAGTTCGCTTCTCGAGTCAGTTCACTGGCAAGAACAAATGGGATACACAATTCGGCGTAGCAGCCATGTCGGGTCTCTTTGGGACTATGCGTGGCACAACATTTAATAACGACAACCTCTTGGAACTTCCAGCAGTGGAAGGTTCGGAAGGCATCAAGGCTCTGATCCAGCAATTAATAACTTGGGAGCCTAATACTAAAGGCAAGACCGACTGTGTGATGGCGCTTTGGTTCTGTGAACTACGCGCCAAAGAAGTGATCTCAATCGGAAGAACCAATCAGAGCCATATACCCAACAAGTGGGCAACTCGTAAACAACAACAAGAACGCTACGTACTCAATGTCAACGACTATGAGTTTGGTGAGGAACAGGAATAACGATGGCATTAGATATTGATAGAATCGCTAAGCGCGTTGATAATCTCAAGCGCTTGCATTCTGAGCGCGATTTTCGCATGTCACAAATTCAGGCTGTTCGCAAAGGCCAGATTGCTAGCATCTTCCCAGATATGTTCCCTGAGGGACTACCTCACTCAATGGTTGCTAACTTTATCGACGTTGCAGCCCGTGACCTTGCAGAAGTTCTAGCCCCACTACCATCATTTAACTGCGGCGCAGTCAAGGTTACAGATGCCAAGGCACGTAAGTTTGCTGATAAGCGAGCAATGATTGCCAACAACTATGTTGCACATTCACGCCTCCAGTCACAGATGTACTGGGGAGCAGACTGGTACTTCTCATACGGATTCTTGCCAATTCACATTGAGCCAGACTTTGAAGGAGATATTCCTTTCATCCGTGTCGAAGATCCAATGGGATCTTACCCAGAGTTTGACCGTTTTGGACGCTGCGTAGCATACGCTAAGCGTTACAAGAAGACATCTAATGAACTTGCACATGAGTTCCCAGAGTTTGCAACCAACATTCTTGGTCGCTTTGGTGAGAACACAGGAAACGATATTGAACTTATCAAGTATATGGATAAAGATCAGACAGTTCTCTATCTGCCTAACAACAATAATTTAATTCTTAGTACCGTAAAGAATCCTCTTGGCAAGATGACTGTGCGTATTGCACGTCGTCCTGGCATTGATGATGAACCACGCGGACAATTTGATGACGTGATCTATGTACAAA